GAGAGCGGCCAGGGCCCGTTCGATGGCTGTGGTGTCGGCGCTGGCGATCAGGGTGAGCGGCTTCGCGGCCTCGGCCCGAAGGGCGGCGAGCGCCTTGTCGGCGGCGGTGGTGTCGGCGTCGGCGGTGAGCGCGACCATGAGCGGCTTCGCGGCCTCGGCCCGAAGGGCGGCGAGCGCCTTGTCGGCGGCGGTGGTGTCGAGGCTCAGTCCGGCAGACTGCATCATGGCGGCAGGGCTTGCCGTGATCGCCGCGATCGGAGACTGGCGCAGGTCATCTCGCAAGGCCGCGAGGGCGCGACTCGCCGCAGCAATCTTGCTGTAGTCAATATCAATCACCGGGATCGGCAGGGGCTTGGCGAGGAGATCCCGAAGCCCTTCCCATGATTGGATCAGCAGGTCCGTCCGCCCCTGGAAGACCGCAGTATCGATATTTGCCAGTGCCCGACTGGCCTCCTCGACGACAGCCGGCGTATTCCGGAAGGTGGTCCGCACCTCTTCAAGGCGATCACGGAAATACTGGGCGGTCCGCGCTTGCTCGATAAAGACGTCACTGGCCGAGAGCCGATTCTTCAATGTGCCCAACGTCTCGATCGTCCCGGTGAGCTGATCGCCAATCTGGGCGATCGCCGCGAAACCTTCGCGCAGCCGCGGCCGGTTGGCTTCTTTCTCGATCTGGAGCCGCGCTTGCTCGTAGGCATTGGCGGCGTCCGTCGCCTCCCACCATGCTTGAGTCGCCTGACGCGAGGCTTCAATGTCCCCCTGAAGGACCATGGGACCACCAACGCCGGGAGGTCCGAAGGCAGCACCGGGCCCGAGTGCGGGGCCGGTCGCGGGGACCGATTGCCCGACCTTGAAGGTCGCTTCGAAGGCAGTGCGGGCCGTAGCGAGCTGGCCCATGAGCGCATTCATGTCGAGCCCGGGCAGCACGGCGCCGGGGCCCGTCAGGATCGACTGACGGACGTTCTGCCAGCGGGTGAAATACGCTTTGGCAGTGGCGGCGCCGGTCACGGCCGCCTGGAGGACCAGCAGCCCATCGAAGGCGGTGCTGTCGATCTGCCGCTTCCGGAGCATGTCCTCCCAGGCGGCGCGCTGTTGGGCGGCCGCGTCCTGGATGGCGGCGATCTCGGCAGCCCCCCGCGTCTGGGCGGCCTCGATGAACCGACCGGAGGCGGTGAGTGCCTCGGTCGTGGCCGCGAACTCGGCCGCGCGCCGGGAGATGATCATGCTCGCGCGTTCGCGTTCCATCCCGCGTTCGCGATCGAAATCCTGCTCGCGTTGCTGGCGGATCTTATCGTCCGCCTCCGCATCGATGCGCTCCCGCTCGGCCGCGAAACGGGCGTGAATCGCCAGGCGCTGTTGCTCGAACTGCTGCTGAACCTCGGGGTCGCCGGCCTGTTCCGGCGCCGTCGCGATGAGTGCAGCCTGAGCGGCGCGGACCTTGGCCAGGGCTTCCGCCTCGACTTGGTCGATATTCGCGATACGCGCCTTGCGTTCCTCCTCCAACGCCGCGATCTGTCTATCGGAGGCGTTGAGGGCGATCACTAGGGTGGCGCTCAGGGCCGCGCGCATCGCCTGGTCATTGTCCCGGACGGCCGCGCGCAGCGTGTTGTGAGCGTCGGCGAACTTGTTCTGGGCGGCGACGGTCTCCTCCAGGCGCTTCTTGTAGGTCTCGACCGACGCGCCGAGGCCGATCCACTCCGACATTGCCTCGCCAATCTGCCGAGCGATCAGGAAGGCCCCGACGGCCGCCCCCGCGGCGCCGAGGAGGCCGAATGCGGAGGTCGTGCGCCCCACCGTCATCTCCAAGCTCCCGAGATTCCGTTCGAGCACAGAGATGAACCCCCCGAGCTCGGGGGCAATGACGCCACTGATATCAGCCAGTCGCGTGGCCAGCCGTGTGACTCCACGGGTGCTCCGGTCAACGGTGGCCCCGAAGCGTTCCGTCTGGCTGCGGACGATCTCGAGCGGCTGTCCGGTGGCCGCGGTCGAGTTGCCAAAGCGCTCGATCGCGGCGCGCGCGTTGGCGGTATTGCGGACGAACTGCGCGCCGTCGAGATCGAGCTGAACGACAAGAGAACCGAGGGTGCCCACCAGTTAGCTCTTCGCTCGCTCCCGGTCCTGGGCCTCGAGCGTGAAGTAGGCCATCCACTCGGAGAATTCCCGACTCGACATCCGGCTCTGGAGCTCGGCCACGGTCATCCCCCCGAGCTCGAGCGCGAGCCGGAAGAGGAAGCGGCGCTCGGGCCGGGCCTGGAGTTTCCCACGAGCTCCTCGACGTCACGCGGCCGCAGACCACTTAGGCGTTGTGCGACCTCGTAGATGCGATCCAGGGCGGCGCCGCTCTTGCCCCCGAGCGCGGCGACATCAGCATCGGTGAAGAGCCGAGCGCCCGCCTCATCGACGATTGTGCGCGCCCCGAGGCGGGCGCGGAGATTGGCGAAGTTGGCCCGCCGATCCCGCCCGGCGCCCTCGAAACAGGAGAGATCGAACTCGTCACGCTCCTGGGCGGTCAATCCGCGCACGAGGACCTCGCCACCCCATTCGGGAAGCTGGACCCGTTCCGTCGCGAGATCCGGGGCCGCGAGAATCGCGTCCCTCGTGAGCAATCCCATGTGTGCTCCTTTCTATCGACTCGTGATCTGCCGCAGCCGCTCCCAGATGACCTGTCCCATGACGTGAGCGGCATGCGGCCCGTCTTCGACGAAGGCCGACAAAAGAAAGGAGCGCGCCGGCGTGCCGGGATGCGCGACCTTGGCCCCGAAGATCGTCCCGCCGCTGGCTAGCACACGCTTGTCGGACTTGGCTTCGGTGCCACCGCCGCGCTGCCGGCTCCGGCGAACCTTGCGGAACGCGCCAGCGACGATCGCATGCGGCTTCGTGCCGAACTCCCGCCAATAGGCGAGGGCGACCAGGGAGAATCCGCGCGTGCTCTTCCCTTTCTCCGGACCGATCAGCGCGACCGTGCGCCCGGCCTGCGTCGTCGTGATCTTCATGCCGAGAGACGCCGCCAGCTCGGGCTGATCGGCGGCGCGTTGGGCCGCACTGGCCCGGATGATGTCCGCGCCGGCCTCCAGGCCCGCCTCCAGAATCTCCCGGCGGGAGGCGAGCTCCGCGAGCTTCCGATCGAGCAGCTCGGCGCCGATCAGGCGCGCGCCCCGGACCCGGATCGTCGAGACTCGAGCCATGGAGACCCGACTAAAAGTTGCTCATCACGGTGGTCAACCGGGCCTGGATCGCGTAGCCGAGCGTCACATCTGCCCGGCCCAGGGCCTGGAGGTGCACCTTGATCCGCTCGTCGCCGCTCATACCGAGCGGGAATGCCGTGTACATGACCCGCGGCAGGCGCATGATGAGCGCGAAGGAATTCGCTTTCGTCCAGGAGGCCACGACGTTCACTTCGGACTGGCTGACGAACCGGTTGTAGTCGGCCATCGTCTCGAAGCCGATATCGGCCTCTAGCCGGACGAGCTGAGGCCCGGTGCGTCGGGTCCGAGTGATCTCCGGGCTGTTGGTGAGCGCCAGCACACCCTCCAGCTGGTTGTCGAACGAGATGCTCAGCGTCTCGACGTAATCGACGGCGGCGCCGCCGATCTGGAGGCTGGTGCTGTCGAAGGCGAAGGGGAACGTCCCCGTCGCCGGATAGGTCGGCGTCGACTTTGCGATCGTGCTCGTCGTCTTCGCGAGGACGTCGGCGGTGACGCGAAGCTCCTGGTTGCCCTGTACATCGAGCTGCAGCTTCGTGAACTGCGCGCCGGCATAGCGCTGCGAGCTCGTCACATCCCGGAAGATCTCGAGCGTATAGGGCGGGGTCGCATTGTTGAGGCCGTCGTCGGCCGTCAGGGCCCGGAAGTCGGATTCCCAGAGAAAACCGGAGACGACGACCGTGATGGTCGAGGTGAGGCCGAGTGCGCCCTTCAAGAAATGTCCGAGCAGGAGGGGATGGGCGGGCACGACGAGCTGGCCCCCGATGCGCCGGTAGCCGGCGGTGTCATCATTCTCCGCGTAGTTTCCGCCGACGATGTTCCGGAAGCTGAACCGGTCGATGGCGAGCGTCACGTTCTCGGAGAAGCCTTCGATGAACCCGCCCGAGGCGATAGCGATTGGCGTGCCCCACGAGCTTTCCTTCGCGATCCCAATGTGTCCACCGAACGCATACCCCATGGCTGCCTCCTATGTCGTCGCTTTCACGTCTGCGATCAGGATTACGTCGCCTCTGCTCGTCCACCCATCGCCCGTCTGCGCGCTCGGTAGATCGCCGCCCTCCAGCCAACTCGAAATGACCGTGCCATTGAGCGATCGACTGGCCATCAGGGCGACCTCGACCTTGCCGACGAGGTCGTCACGGAGGCTGATCGCGGTGGCGACGGCGTCGAGACTATAGGCCGCGCATCGGATCTCGAACCGCACGAGGAAGCGCGTCTGCTGGCCCGCGGCCAGAGCCTGCAGCCCCGACGGGGCATCTCGCCGCATGAGATAGATGCCGACGCGTGGGGTGGCCTCCGAGCCGAATTGCAGCTCTTCCTCGATCACCACTTGGGTGCCCGAGAGATCCGGAGCGGCCTTGAGGACCGTCTGAATCGCCTGCTCGATCGCGAAGTAGTCAACTCGGGCCATCAGAACTCGTCCCGCTGCATGCGGACCTGACTCATCTTCAGTCGCAGCTCGTCGAGGAGCCGCTCGCGGATCTCCGGCCCGGCGAGGCGCAGCTTGAGGGCGGCCCAGAACGAGAATCGAGGCTCGATCTGGATGGTGACGACGATATCGCTCGACGCCATCAGATCAGCCGATCCCGGAATTCGGAGCCCCGCCGAGCCCCTTCATCCTCGATCTTGTTCGGATCGACATCCTGATTCGGCCACGCGCCCTCCCAGATAGTCGGGACGTAGTTCTTCGTCGTGCTGAACACTTCAGAAATGTCCGACCGGCCGGCCAGCACGGCCCCCGAGGCCGTCACGAGCGGAAGGCTGCCGTCGGCGATCTTCAGGAGCATCGCGACGGACTCTCGGTAACGATCGGGCCAGGGGCTCGCCGCCAGCCGTTCCGATGTGAAGAGGCGGCGCGTGAGCACCTTGTAGATCGCGATGTCCGTCGCCAGCGTCGTCAGGAGCGGCACGTCGCCGGCCATCGGAAGTGCGTACAGCCGCGCGATGTTGCCGTTGATCTCGGCCTCGGCCTGGCCGGCAAAGGTGGCGAGATGGCCGCTGGTGAGCGTTGTCACGCTCCCGAGATCGGGGCAGCTGATGTACATGAGCCCCACGCTCGTATAGGAAACCGGCGACGTGGTGGGCATCTATGCCCTCACGGCCGGAACACGCTCCAGCGATCCGGGGCGCCGTTCGGGCAAAAAAGATCCTTTCCTGTTGAATCGGTCACCTTCCAGTGCGCCGAATAGGGCGATTTCTCTGCCTCCAGGTCGGACGCGGCCGGAGAGTAGCGGACCACGCCGCTCGCCGAGGTCACGATGCTCGTCGTGACGCTGATTGAAGCGCCGTTGCGATCCTTCAAGAGCAGCGCCAGCGTCTTGCCCGACAGATCGAGCGCCGTGCCATCCGCACGCAACTGAAAGTCCATCGGGGCCGTCCTGGCGTGGACGACCTCGACCCGGCCGGCGGGCACGCCGGCGCCGAGAAAGAGGGCTTCCGTTCGTGCAATCCCGGCCGTGAAGACCGATGCCACCGCCGCCAGCGTGAAAGTGACGACGAGGTCGTAGGTGTCGAACGTCTTGGGAGCGGTGTTCTGATCCCTCCAGTCCAGCTGCGCGACGCCGCGGCCCATCGGGACGCCGGCGACATAGCCGAACCCCTCGCCCTTCCGCAGTACGATCCCCTGCCCACTTCCCGCCCGGTATAGCGGCCGTGCGAACCCCGCGACCGTCGGCATGCCGGCCCGCGCCGGCATCACCACATGCCCGCGCAGTGTCGCCGAGTACATAAAAGCCGTGAGTATGGTCGCGACCGGAACGTCGGCCGATCCTAGGATGACGCCGGGATCGACGTCCGCGACCTCCAGGTGGAGACCGAGCCGGCCGCCACCGCCGTACGGCCAGGTGAAGTTCTTCCGCAGGACGAGCCCGGCCGCAAGCGGCGCCGACGCCGGATCGAACGGGACCGCCGCCAGGGCGGTGCCGTCCGCTGGGGGGCGCCCGAGGAACGCCGCCCGGAGGCTGGAAGCGGCCGTGCTGTCGTTGCTCTGGTGACCGACGTCGATCAGGTCGATGGCGACGACGGCGAGGGTCATGCCGGTGCCCGACTGGTTCAGGATCGCGACGATCGGCGCGGCATCGCCCCCGGCGGCGGAGGCGTCGGGGACCCAGACCGTGTAGGTCTCCCCGGTCGCGACGTTCGCGAATCGGACCGCCATCGTTTGCAGGTGCGGCTGTCCGCACGTGGCCATGATCACCGCGAGCCCCTCGCCTTCGCGAAGTTGGATCGGCTGGACGGCGTCGCCCCCGACGAAGCCGATCAGCCACGACGGCGAGTACGCGAAGCCGGCCCGCGCGGTCCCGCCGCCGCCACCGGAGTCCACCGGGCCGCCACTGTTGATGGCGTTGAGCCCGGGGGAATCTCCCTGCTGGCGGATGAGGTCGCCGAGGACGACCGAATCCGGCCGCAGCATGATCGAGACGCCGCCAGGGAGTGCCGCCGCCGCCGTATCGTGTTTGAGGACGGCGAGCGGAGTCCCTCCAGCCATGCTGGTGATGCGATAGAGCCCGTAGGCGCCGGCCCGCATCACCCCGGTCGTGAGGAGGCCCCGGCTGCCGCTCGGCGACAGGATGTCGATCGCGAGGACCTCGATCGTGTTGTCGCTCCCATTCCAGAGGCCGACGTGCCCATGGTCGACGAACGCTCCCCGCGCCATCGGGAGCGTTCGCTCCGTGCGGACTTGCCAGGTATCGGGCGTCTGTGCGGCCATCTATGAAGGCTCGGGTGAGCCAGGAAGCCGATTGCCAGCCTGGACCCAGGCGACCATGGGATCGAGATCCACGGGCATCAGGTTCCCGCCGGCCAGGCGCTTGAAGATGGAGACGTTCATGGGCGGACCCGGGTTGGTGGCAAGCCAGTCCCGGAGAAACTTTTCCGCCTCATCCCATCCACGGACGATCTTCCAGGCGCCTTTGACGAGGATCAGATAAGAATTCACTTACGTGGCCTCGTCCGTGAACTCGATCTCGAAGTCGCTCGTCCCCACGG